GCGTGACTTCCGCACCAAGGAGAAGCCAGAGAAGAAGCGTTATGGCTTTGCCTGGTAGCCCCTTGGAGGGACGATGCCAGTTGATAACCCCGTGCAGTTGATCAACGATCACCTGCTCCCCACCTTTCTTCGTGAGCAGACCGGGAATGGCCACCGGGTTGGGCTCAAGAAGATCGATGAATATTACCGAGGAATCCAGGACGACCCGATCAAGCCGATGGACCCAACCACCCGGCAGTACGCTCGTCTGATGGCTCGAGCCAAGTTCAACATCCTTGACCTGGTTGTTAAGGTGCGAGCGCAGGCTCTGATCCTCAATTCGTTTCGCTCGAATGACCCAGATGCCACGAACGCCAAGTGCTGGCAGTACTGGCAGGACAACCGTTGGGACGCTCGCCAGGCCCAAGTCTGGAGCACGGCACTGACGTACGGAGTGGCGTACTCCACGGTTCTTCCAGGGGCGAACGTGTTCACACGTAAGCCTGGTCCGATCATCACTGCTCATTCCCCCCGACACTTCATGGCCTTCTACGAGGACCCCGCCAATGACGAGTTCCCCGAGTGCGCCATTGAGGTCCATGGCCTGACCAAGGAGTGCAAGCTTCCTGATTGGCAGGGCGAGCAGAAGGCCACACTCACCCTGATCGATGACACGTATTCGATCGACTACATTCAGGGCGACTCGGAGGGTGTCTGGGAAGAGGTTGGTCGAACTCCTCATGGCGTTCCTGTTTGCCCCGTGATCCGCTTCGTCAACGAACTTGATCTCGACGGCCGGTACTGGGGTGAGGTAGAGCCGCTGATCCCGTCCCAGGACAACCTGAATCAGACTCTGTTCGACCTGCTCATGACCCAGACGTTCAACTCCTTTAAGATCCGCTGGATTTCTGGCGTGATGCTGGGTGATGTTGATGAGGACGGTAACCCCGTTCCGGGCAACAAGGCTCAGCAGGAGAAGATGCGCCTGGCCCAAGACGTAATGATGGTCTTCCCCGACGCGGACACTAAGGCCGGGACCATGGAAGAGACCTCCATGGACCCATTCATCAACTCGGCCCTGTTTGCCATCCGCCGGTTTGCCATCAAGTCCCAGACCCCACCTCAGAACTTCCTTGGTGACATTGGCGGTAACATCGCCTCTGACGCCCTCTCGGCTCTGGAATCGGCCGCCAGTCGCAAGACGGCTGAGCGCCAGAAGTCGTTCGGTGAGGCCGTTGGTCAGATGCTGCGTGTTGCTGCCTACATGGGTGGCGACCTGGACGAGGCCCAGGACTACACCCTGGAGACCTACTGGGAAGACACCGAGACACGTTCGCTGGCTCAGATCGCAGATGCCTATGGCAAGCTCGCGGTCATGCTGGAGGTTCCACCGGATCAGCTCTGGGAGCGTATCCCGGATGTCACTCAGGAGGATGTCCAGCGTTGGCGTCATGCCAAGAAGAAGCGGGATGCTGAGCAGATGGCCCAGCAGATGGCTCTTCAGCCGCAGGGAGGTGTGAATGGCCAGTCAGGAGCAAACCGAGGCGTTGGCAGCCTGGTACGCCCAACAGCAAGCCAGCTTGGCTCAGCGTATGGCTCCAGTAATGGAGCAAACGTTGCAGGCAGCGGAGTTAGCGGATCTCGATCAGTGGTGGGCTGACGCCTTCCCTCGGATCCGCGAGATCGTGAAGCAGTATGAGCTGGCCAGTGCTTCCATTGGCCGGCAGTACTACGACGCGATTCGCTCCCTGGACATCTCCGCACCGTACACCTCGATCCTTGCAGACCCCGCCCCGGATGCCCTCTACGAGGTTTCCTTCGGGGTCACCGGCCCCACCGAGTTGAAGAAGGCTCTGGGGGCTGGCCTGGACGAGGCCGAGGCTAAGGCACGTGCCACCGTGACTCTCACGGGTTCTGCCGACCGCATCGTAGGTGACGCGGGCCGGAACACGGTTCGGGACAATGTGAAGAATGACCGTACTGCGGTGGGCTGGCAAAGGTTGTCGTCCACCGGAGACCCGTGCTACTTCTGCGCGATGCTCATTAGCCGTGGCCCGGTCTACAAGAGCGAGGGTTCGGCTGGCAAGAACTCCAACGACTTGTTCGTGGGAGAGGAAGGGCAGGCTAAGGTCCACGACCACTGCCACTGCTTTATCGAGCCATTCTACGTGGATACGGCTCAGAGTCCACCGGTGGTGGATGAGTACTACAAACTTTATCAGGAGGCAACGAAGGGCAAGTCGGGTAAGGCGGCTATCAACGCTTTCCGACGTGCCTACGAGGCCCGGAACAAGCCCTAGGAGGCGACAATGGCTGACGAGACCAACGATCTGGAGAACTACGACACCGGCGAGTTTGACCTGGCCGATGACGACACGGACGCTACCCCGGACGAGGGTGGTGGCGATGCGTGGGATGAGGATCGTGCTCGCAAGGCGATGAACAAGAAGAACCGTGAAAACCAGAGTCTGCGTGCCCGACTCAAGGAGCTGGAGCCTCTTGAGGAGGAGTTCAAGAAGCGCCAGGAGGCGGAGAAGACTTCTGAGCAGAAGTTTGCTGAGCTGTCGACTGCCAAGGCGCAGATTGAGCAGAACTACTGGCGAGCGGAGATCGCGCTGGAGAAGGGCCTGACCCTGACCCAGGCTAAGCGTCTCGTTGGTTCCACTAAGGAAGAGCTTGAGGCCGATGCCGATGCTCTCATGAACGACCTCGGGCTGTCTGGCCGTGAGGACGACACTCCTGCCTTTACTCGTCGGGGCCGGGAGCTGAAGGGCGGCAGTGATCCGGAGCCTGCTCCAAAGATCGATGCCGACAAGATCGCCCAGAGCCTTTACGGCTTCTGATTCCCACTCACAAGGAGTAGAGAATGGCTACTAGCACCAACAACCAGAACACGTTCGTCCAGGCCCGCGATGTCGTGGACGTGGGCATTGCCCTGCTTCAGAAGGAACTGACCCTGGTCAACCTGTTCTTCCGGGACAGCCACATTGACTGGACCGGCCGCCCGAACGACACCGTGAACATTCGCATTCCTCAGCGGCTGAGCGCGGCTCGTCAGTTCGGTACCTCGTGGCGCCCGGGCAAGGACGTTGGCCCGACCAATGGCGTCGCGCCAGATGCTGACACTGGCAACGACGGCTATGACGCCTTTGGTGACAGCATGTATGGTGACCGCCCCGCGATCGTCGTGGACACCGTGGGTGAGGTCACCTCGCCTCTGACCATCGACAAGGCGTGGTACAAGGCTCTGGGTGTGACCCTGGAGGACCTGACCCTGACGGTTCCGAACTTCGCGCGGCAGTACCTGGCGCCTCAGGTTCGCACCATCGCGGAAGAGCTGGACGGCCTGGCGGCGGACACCCTGACTGGCGCTAACTACCACACGGACCTCGTGTTCGACGGTGGCGCTCTGGCTGGGGACGGCTCGGATAAGGACGCGGCCACGGTCATCAAGACCATCCTGCTGATGCGTAACGCTCTGAACGCTAAGTTCGTTCCGCAGGCGAACCGCAAGCTGGTCGTGGGCATCAACATCGAGACCGCGCTGCTGCTGTCGGACAAGTTCCAGCGGTACGACAGCCAGGGCAACACCAACGCTCTGCGGGACGCGACGATCGGTCGGATCTTCGGCATGGACGTTGTGGTTGACCAGAACGTTGACCCGAACTCGATGTACCTGTTCCACAACACGGCTTTCATCATCTCGACCGTGACTCCGCGCGCTCCTGAGGGTGCTGTGCAGGCTGCCTCGGCCTCGGGTGATGGCGTTTCCGTGATGTGGCTCCAGGACTACGACGCGCTCCACATGATCGACCGTTCGGTTGTGACCATGTACGCGGGCGCCTCGGCGGTCGCGGATGGCCCGGTCGTGGGCGGCAACCGTACCGTGGTCCGCGCGGCCAAGGCCAGCTTCACCGAGGGTGGTTCGGTCACCCCTTGATCCCACTAGGAGGGCATCATGGCTCGTAACCTGTTCCCCAACGAACAGTTCGTAGCCGGCGTTCTTCACGGTTCAGCCCTCCTGCGGATCGTAGACGGCATGAAGCTCCAGGTCTACACTGATTCTGCCTGCACTACGCTGGCGGACATTGTAGACCTGGGGCTTTCCCCCATCACTCACGTCACAGTCACAGACTCCCAGATGGACCGTTTCTATGGCCCTGACGACGACACGCGTACTCTGTATGTGCGGCTTGAAGGGATGACCGGTGACGGGGATGAGATCTACGCCTACGGTGTGGCGGCTGGTACCCCAGGGGCTGCCGATTCGTACATCCACTATCAGTCAACTCCGTCCGCTACCTGGACGATCAACCACTCTCTCGGCTTCCCTCCTGCTGTCACCATTGTGAATTCGGCAGGTGAGAAGGTCGAGGCCAACATTTCATATCCCCCTGACGCTATCACGTCTCAAGTCGTGGTTGACTTCAGCGGAGCCCTCGCGGGCAGGGCATATCTCAGCTAGGAGTCCACATGAAGTTTGCTAACAACCTGGACCTGGCTCTGAATGAACTTCAGAATGTCCGGATTCAGTCCCTGAACACCGAGCCTGATAACCCTGTTGCAGGGCAGATCTACTTCAACACCTCCGACGACAAGCTCAAGGTCTACGACGGCACCACCTGGACTTCCCTCGGGGAGACGGGCGGTTCTGGCACTCCGACTGGAGATGCCGGTGGCGAGCTGGCGGGCATGTACCCCAACCCCACCATCGCGGACGGTGTGATCGACAACGCCAACATCAAGGCGAGTGCCGGCATCGTGGCCAGCAAGCTCGACGCTACCTCGTTCAACACGCAGGTCCGTACAAGCACCCTGAACCAGATGGCTACCCCGACTGCGGACCTGGCCATGGGGTCGCACAAGCTGACCGGGGTGGCAGACCCAACCGGTGACCAGGACGCCGCCACGAAGAAGTACGTGGACACCCAGGTTGCTGGCGTGGCTCAGGCCAAGCGAGCAGTCGGCGCTGTCCCCGTTCCAGGTACTCCTGACTCTGGTCAGTCAACCATCACCCACGGCCTCGGAACTAGGGACGTCATGGTTCAGGTCTACGATGCTACCACCTACGAGCAGGTCGTGGTGGACAATGTTCGGACGGACACCAACACGGTCACCCTGAGCTTCGCAACGGACCCAACGGCCAACCAGTACCGCTACGTCATTCTCGCGTAAGGGGGCACCATGAAGGATGTCTCACCCAACCCGAGTATCAAGCGGGTTGAGACCTTTACCGAGGACCCCGGCACCGTTGAAGGCATCTACCAGCACTATCTTGAGTACGACCTGGAAGTTGCCTCCACCGACCTGGAACGAAACTACGTGGGTACCGGAGGCTCTGGAGGTTCCACTGAACTGTCCACTTGGAGGAACGAGTGGGGAGCCCTCCGTGGTACTCCTGCATCGTACTACAAGGATGACGCTCTGATTCGAGGCGTTGCCCGGTCTGATCTGACCAATCAGTCTGGCGGGTTCCTGGAGCTTCAGAACTCTGCCCGAGACACGCTGTACGCCCGGCGTTGGCGGGACGGTGCTCTTGTCCGTAATGGAAACGTGATGGCAGACGTTCTGGTCCTCGGCCCTTCTGACTCCGTTCCTGCTGGTACCCCTGCTGGAACGGTGATCGTGAGGACCGCATGACAGCTTCGATCTCCGGTTCGGCTGTGAGTGCCAGGTCAGCCTCTACCTCTGCATCTGTAGCCTATACAGCCTCAGCAGGGCGGTTCCTGGTACTACTTGCCTCCCGAGAGTCCGCTAATCAGTACTACACGGCCGTAACCGACGATGGCGGAAACACCTGGGTAAATCAAACTGCCGCCCCAACGTCTGGAACTGCTGGGCGACGAGTAGAGATTTGGACTTGCACGACCACTTCCAGTCTTACAACAATCACAGCAACTTTCTCGGGCACGAGCGGGGCCTTTATCGGGGTCTACGATATTGCTGGTCAGAATGGCGTAGATAGTGTTGGCTCGGATTTTAGGACGAATAGCGCCGCCCCTACTCCTGTGACAGTTACCCCCGCCGAATCCACAGACCTTGTGATAGGCATGGTTATGGGGAATGGCTCAGGTACTCAAACGTACACTGTGTCAAGCGGCTGGACGATGCTTACACCTGCAACAGGAAGTGTGTCAGGAGGCTACGCAGCAGCCTACATGGTTAACCCTCCAGCAGGTGCTGCGGTTGGGCCTACTTGGACCTTTTCTACTTCGGCCGGGTCAGGCATGGCTGTCATCGCTTTAAAGTCCAGTAGCGTGACACCAGGATTCACCGTGAGCATCTGGGATGGCACCAACGAACAGCCAGCCAGCATCAGTTTCTGGGACGGCACAAATGAGGTATCTGCCTCTGTCGACTCTATCACTTAGGAGGCACCATGCCAGTCGTAGACCTTCCCGACGATGGCACGTCTACCTCCGATCTCGATCCACTGGCCAGCATGGAAGAGCTTCAGGCTCGATATGACGTGGTGGATGAGGCTCAGGCCGAGCTTGCCCTGGAAGATGTAAGCGCACTGATCCGAGAGGTCGCTGGCAGCGAGACTGCCTGGTCTGACGTGTCCACGGCACCTGCCGCAATCAAGGTGATTTGCCTGCGTGCCACCATGCGATACCTGAACAACCCAGACGGCTTCCAGAACGAGTCGTACGGATCGTACTCTTACGGCTACTCCAAGGACTTCTCGGTTGGCCTGTTCCTCACCGATGGCGAGATCAAGCAGATCGAGCGCATCGCAGGGGGCGCTGGGGGTGTCCGGTCTATTCGCCTGACCTCCTACTACGAGGGTCGAGGCTGTCGAAACGTCTACGCTCAGCCGTATAACGACACGGACCCGATCCCTGTTTGGTCGTGGTAATCCATGCGATTTCCTCATGACCTGACTCTCTACCCCGCTATTCCGGACCCATCCGGCGCGGACAGGTTGGTCCCGGATCTTGACAACCCTGTCCAGCTCAAGGGGTTCATCCTCCCCGGTCGCTCTTCGGAGCCGACCTCGATCATCCTGCGTGAGATGGGCCAGCGTTCGGTGGAGGAGTTCACCTGCTTCCTCCCACCTACTACTCCCGCCTTCAACACGTGGGCTCAGATCGACTGGACATCTTCAAATGTACTCCAGGGCGGTAGTTTTGAAGTACAAGGTGAGCCGGAAGCCTACGGCAACACCACGGGTCGAGTCCACCACATTCAACTCACACTAAGGCGGGTGAACTGATGGGAAAGGCAAGCGTCAACGCCAACGCAGTCTCCGTCGTAGCCCACAACAAGCAACTCCATGCTGCTCTCCGTCCTTTCGCTGGGCTTGTCGAAGAGGCCGTTAAGGCTAAGATCGCCCCTCACTCTAACACGGGTGAGTTCGAAGAGTCAATCGACGTGGAAGAGGGCCGGGTGGACTGGTACATCGTGTCCAACGACCCGAATGCCTACTCGAAGGAGTTCGGCCACTACTGGAACGACGACCCAGACGGTAGGCGCACCGAGGGGGTCAAGGCGTTCACTCGCGTTGCCGGGGGTGAACTGTGAGTTTCGCTGATGGCGACGATGCCATGGAGATCGCACTGACCAGGATCAAGGCCGTGTTCGAGCCCGATTACTCGGTCCACCCAGAACGCCCAGCCAAGATGGGCACCATCCTAGCAACTAAGCCCGTGATGGTGGTCAAGCGCCTTGGTGGAGATTTCATGGAGAGCTTTCAGGATGTCCTGGCGGACGATCCGCTGTTGGACATCGACATCTACTCCAGTAAGGGCATCGAGGATGCCTATGCAAAGGGCTCGTACGTGAGACGGACTCTCAAGCGGGAACTCGGTTGCTCTGGTGGCACCGGGGTCGTTCCTATCCCAGTGTCCAATGAAGCCAGCCTCACCCGAGCAGTCAATATCACCATGTCCATGTACGTTGAGTAAGGAGATCTTCGATGGCTCTTTCTTCGTCCGAAGTCTACATCGCCAACAC